CTCCCTTAGTTGGGGGCCTAACTTATTGCGCTTGGCCATTTTTTTTAGGTGTAAAAAAAACGTCGTAATCTTGTCCGCTTAAAACTTTATTGTGTTTTTTTTTGTTTTCGATTATTTCGATAGGTATCTTTTTAAAAGCTAAACATTCATTGGCTTTTATTTGATAAACACATTTATTACATTGAGGCTGTTCAGTATAAGTGTCTTTTTCAACTATTGCGCTCATATCTCTGTTATTTTTACAATTAAAGTTTTATCGTCTACTTCGACAACTTCGTCAATATTAAATAAAGTCTTTTTATTAAACAAAACTTCTTTCTCCTCGGGCCAAACTGAAACGCTACTTATATCGACTCCGCTTTTTCCGTTTACCTCAAAAGAAATTTTAAATTCCCCTTTCTCCTCTAAGAATTTACTCTTAACTACCGATAAATCTTTACTTGTACTAAAAAAAGCTTCGTCAAAAAAAGCTTTCCCATTAAAACGGTCCGCGTAGTCCGTAAATTTTTCGTATGAGTCAAAAGCCAAACCTCTAAAAGACTGCCCGACAAATTTCGGCGCCTCGTCAAGTTGTTTACTTATTAAATCGATATGTGTTTTTAAAGCGGGTTGTATATCTTCAAAGCCTTTTCTGCCTCTTAAGTGTCCGTTTATTTCGGTATATGTGTCCGCCGTGTACCACCCCAAAGCCTCACGTTCATCGCTTGCGGAGTCCGTCCCCGGTTTGTATTTCTTTTTCTCAAAATAGTCCTCAACATTTAAATTATCTAATTGCTCCGACTTTGTTAAATCTTTAGGCTCCGGTAAATTAAAATTTTCTTTTTGAGCTTTCTTAAACTTCTTAGGGACTTTAAAATAAGGGTGCTCTTTACCGAAAACCTCGACGCCCGGATTATTTTTCATATAGTCGGGAGTTTGTAGTCCTTTACCGTCCGTCTCCTTTTCAATACGTGCCGCGATAACGTCGTCCGGCGTCTCGATAGCCTCCTCGACTTGCTTTAAATCACAACGGCAATTCCAACCGTTAAGCGGCGCGTTTTCCTTCCAAAAAGGAGAGTCGAAACGCTTAACGACGCCGTTTAAAGCTTTATGCGAAGATCTAACTCTCTCGTCTCCGGCTGTTACATAACGCAAGAAAGGAAAAAGCTCCGCCTCCTCCTCGAACTGCTTCCATTTGTCCGCCATTTGCCCCGACGCGGTTGCGTGGTTTATTTCTGACCTTAAATAATTTACATTGTATTCTCCAAAAGTCTTTTTAGCAAACTCTTTATATTCTTTAAAAGTACGTTTTTCGCCTTTTTCGTTTATTAAAAAACGGCTCATTTCTTCAATCTCGCTAAAAGTTTTTGCCCCCGAAAACGTCCATATATTTTTACGCAATGTGTTTATATATTCCGGGTCTCTTATTGTGCTAAGGGTTAAATTAGAGCTTAACCCTTCGTAAAGTCCTTTTTCTATTCTTTTGCCAATCTCTAAATATAAAGATTCCGGAAGATTTTCCACCGTGTAAAGGCCGGAATATACTCCCGCGATTATCTCCTCGACGTACTCGTCGGACCACTCCGGGAGAGGTGTCTCCTCGTAGTCCAACACGTTACAAACGTGGTCGCTACTTGTCGAGGTAAAAGCTTCGTAAATACTCGCTAAAGTCGTTTTTTTTTTAATTGAGTTTTCCAACTCGTCGCCCTCGGCGCTATCTTCGTCCTCCTCCTCTTTTTCTCCTTTGGGGCCTTTAGGTCCCTCCGGTTTTTCGTCCTCCTCCTCCTTTTCGTCTATTGGCGTCCCGTAAGTATCTGTAAGGTACTGCTTAGGAACGTTAAAACCCAACTTAATAAGCTCCGAGTCAATTTTAAACTGCTCGGCTTTCGTTGTGTTTTCCGTGTCGTCAAACATAAAGGCCCCGGTAATATTAAAACCGTGGTACTTGTTCAAAAACGGGATAAGCTCGTCGTTAACCAAAGAGGTAATAAAAAAAGCGTCCTCTTTATTGATTGCTGCGCTTGTTCTCTCGTGCACCTCGCTTTGTGAGCGGCTGCTCCCGGCGTCCATTGTCATTGTGGACCCGAGTATTAACTTACTAACCTCCGAGTTAACTCTCTCGATTAGTTGATTATATACGTTGTGAGAGTCGGTTTTCCCGTCTCTTATAAACTCGAGAGTATCGGACTCGTCGAAAACTCCGAAAGCGTTTCGCCCCATATTTTCCAACATATCGAACATATTATCTCTAAGCTCTTTGTCTCTTATGTTTGTTTTACCGAGTCTAAAAGGAGCCCCGAACAATTCCGCGAACTCGGTCCACGACCCGATCGCGGTCTTTTTATAAATAATAAGCGGCGCCGCCTTCATTAAAAGGCCTAAGTCCGTCGGTTTACCTACTCCAAGGACCCAAGCGTCGTAAGGAGCCTCGTCGAAGTAAGCCAAGTCGTTTGAGCTGTAAGGCGTGAGTCTTACGGCGTTCTTTTGAGCGTAAACGTACTCGCGAGGGATTAACTCCACGCTCTTAAAACGTTTTCCTTTCAAGTCGCCAAACTGAATAAGGGAGTAACCAAAGAATTTAGACTCTAAAGCAAAGCGCAAAAAGTCCCTAAACCAAGGCGAAGTAAAAACCTCCGTCTCGTCCTTAAGCTCCTCCTTTTTATCGTCCACGACTTTAAAGTCCTTCGACGTTGTTCTTATAATACGTGAGTCAATAGACGCGCTAAGGTGAGCGTCGATAATAATATCGTTATAAACGCGAATAAGGTCGACCGCTACCGGGTTAAAAGGGTCCTCGAAGTTATTAATACCGATTTTCCAATCCTTTAACTCTTGGTTAAAGCGGTACATTTGTTGTCGGATAACCTTTTTTTCGAGTCTCTCGGCTTGCTTATTGGGCTGCTCGATAGGCTGCTTTTTAGCATTTTTAAATATATCTAATAATCCCATTTCTTAATAATTTTGAGAGTCTTTTTTCGGCTGCGAGCCCCAACGTATAGGCCAACCGCTTTGGTTAGCTTCGTCCACTTTCGTAAGGTTTACAACTATCTTACCCTTACTCACGTCCTCAAGCCAAGCCTCCGCGTACTGCATCGCTTGGACTCTCCCCTCCGGTAAAACGTCGGTATAAAGTCGCTCGAATAAGTAAAAAATCGATAAACTAATGCAATGCTTTAAAAGACTTCTTTGTCTATTGGCGCCGGTCTTAGCGAACTCGGTCGCCGTGTTTACTCTTTGGCCTATTCTCTCGCTAATACGCTCCTCCGCGTCCTTAATTGCCTCCGTAACGAGAGTGTCGTCGTCGTCCGTTAATTGGTCGATCGTCGTCTCGTCGATGTATCGGATTAAATCGCTTTTAACTATGAAAGGCATATTAATAACGTTTTGATGATTTTCTTAGCCCAAATATAGGAGTTTTTACGATTCCACCGTCAATGAATCGCGTGAATTGTGGTTTAAATATCTCTAAATGTAGGTAATCGTTTGCGTCCGACGTGTGTCCGTACTTCTCGAAACGGACCTTACTAACCTTGTCCGCTGTTTTCTCTTTATGCTTTAAACCGTCTGCGGCCTCCTTTAAATAAAGGTAATCGGCGACCGTGTTATTACATTGGTCCCCTATTATAATTCGAGCGTTCGGAACGTTACCCGCGAAAATTTGATTAATAAACTCGCCTCGGCTTTTTACTCCCGGGTTACGACTTGGCAACCTCTCCACCGGGTTAAACTGCTTTAAGTAGTTGCTCACCAAGCTGAAAAAGTTTTCCCCTTTCTCGAGCTTAGTGTCCTCCTTCTTACTTGTTCGGTCCCCGTAAATATAAAGCCCCTCCTTATGGTCTTTAAAGATATTAATAAACTCCTCGCAAGTATTCCGGAGCGTATTCCGCGGGCTTTTTAAACATATCTCGCCTATTTGCCTAACCTCCATAACGTCGCCTAATTGCTCCGCTTGGTGTATCGTGAGGGTAAGGTAAGGGTTAACGTTTTCGTCTAAGGATATATGTAGCGGGAGCCTCGGGTTATAGTCCACGGCCTCGACGTGGTCCATAGTAAAGCATTTGTAAAAACGGTTGCCGACCTCCTTATTACCCCAAAGGCCAAGCGTGTAAACGGTATAGTAAAAGGGCGACGTCCTTTTAAAATCCTCGTAAGTTGCCGATATTGAAGCCGGGAGAAAAGGGTTATCTCTGTAAGTGCTGTGAATAGAGTCCACGGTATAAGAGACGGGGCCGTCCGGCGTCTCCACGTCTATAA